AGGCAAGAAGTTTGCCGTCACCAAGGAACAGTTATACAAAGCACTTGCTCAGAAGGTTCCTGTTGATGGTAAGTTGGTTGCCAATCCTTACACCAAGTGGTCGGACATTGATCCATCACTACCAAATATGGACATTCTTGTTTACGGTCCCCCTCCAACCTCAGGCACGCGCGATGCGTTCGTTGAGTTGGTGTTTCATGAGGTCTGTAAGAAAAACAAGTTGTTCAAAGGTGAAGAGGACATCAATCAAAACTGTACATCGATGAGAACCGATGGTCCGTTCATTGAAGCTGGTGAGAACGACAACATCATTGTTCAGCGACTTGATAAGGACCCACATGCGCTCGGTATCTTTGGTTACTCATACTTGTATGAGAACCAAGACAAGATCGAACCAGTAACCATTGACGGTGTGAACCCATCGATGGAAACCATTGCTTCCGGTAAGTATGGTCTGGCACGACCGCTGTTTCTATATGATGCCTTTCTGGAGGAATACACTTCTAAAGATGCGCTCGGCAAGGGCGGATACCTAGAAGAGAGGGGCTTAGTTGTAAAGGACAAGTAATATGGACAAGGTTGAAAGAAGCTGGGGGAGCTGGTCTGTTATTCAGACTGGCTCCTACTACAAGATAAAACAGTTGGTCATCAAACCTCATCAATCCATCAGCAAGCAATATCACCTACACAGATCAGAGACATGGTGTATTGTTCAAGGCATTGGTAAGATGATCATCGAAGGCAACACATTCAACATTCGAAGAGGAGACTCGTTCACAGTGAACCCCGGCGAGTGGCATCAAGTTATCAACACCGGCAACTCAGAAGACATCATTGCCATCGAGGTTCAAATGGGTGACTATTGTGAAGAGGACGATATTGTGAGAGAGGATCAATGAAAAAGTGGGATAGCATAGACAGCAGCATACTCAAATCGCTGCCCAACGCAGCAAAGGGATACGAACAGAAGATTGTTATTCCTGAGTTCACATTTCTAGGAGTTCATAACCAGCCAGACTTTGGTGTGATCACGATCTGGTTTTATGGAGACGACAAAACCATCGAACTGAAAAGCCTAAAGGAGTATATTTTCCAGTATCGCGATACCGTGATTTCTTACGAAAGATGCTTGGATGTGCTTTACAAACAGCTAAAAGCAGTGTATAATCCAACAAGAATCAGGATAGAAATCGAGTTCCGCCCGCGTGGTGGAATAAGTTCCAAAATGACGGTTGATAGCGATTGGGGTCATCTCGGAGGAACGGATGAGCAGTGGAAATACCACAAATGAGTTCGTGAAGATTGACGCATTCATTCCTATCTTTGACGACAAGTTGAAGAGACATAAAAACCGACTAAAAGAACTTCTCGCAAAACCTAAGAAAGAACGAGCTTCTCGCAAAACCTAAGAAAGAACGAGACCGAAAAGCTATCAAAGCGCTGATCAAGGAATGTAAAAGTTTACGTGATGTGGTCAAAAAAGCGCGCAAGATCAAGAAGACTTGCCCCAACTGTGGGCATGAGTTGGAATAAATAGTTGCGGCACGAACGAGATTGTTCTGCCAAAGCATAAGGGAGAAACCTATGATAAACGAAGATTTGCGAGATGCCTTGAAGGCACTCGATAATGAATATGCGGCAATCGCAGAAGATGGAATAGCAGCGGGTGATGTTACCGGTTACGTTGATACGGGATCATACGCTTTGAACGCACTTCTATCAGGTTCGATCTATGGCGGAATACCTGCCAACAAAGTCACCGCACTTGCCGGAGAACCATCCACAGGCAAAACCTATTACGCAATCAACATAGTTAGAGATTTCTTGAATGCCAACGAAAAGGGCGGTGTGGTATTTTTTGAATCTGAATCTGCTATCTCAAAGGAGATGCTTGTGGATCGAGGCGTCGATGCCAGCCGAGTCTTGATCGTTCCTGTTGCCACGATTCAGGAGTTTAGAACACAAGCCGTGAAGTTTCTGGACTACTATACGGAACTCAAAGAGAAGAAACCTATGTTGATGGTTCTTGACTCACTTGGCAACCTATCAACAGAGAAAGAGATCGGAGACATTGCTGCTGGTAAGGATACTCGCGACATGACTCGTGCCCAACTTATTCGTGGCGCGTTTCGTGTTCTGACTCTCAAGCTTGGCAAAGCCAATGTTCCACTGATCGTAACCAATCACGTCTATGATGTTGTTGGTTCGTATGTGCCCATGAAAAAGATGGGTGGTGGTTCTGGTCTAGAGTATGCGGCATCAACCATCGTGTTTCTTAGCAAGAAGAAAATCAAGGATGCCGACAAGCAAGTGAGTGGTGTTGTTATCACTGCGGTTCTAAAGAAGGCAAGGTTGACCATCGAGAACAAGCAAGTGGAGACAGCACTTGACTATACGCGCGGGCTCGATCCCTACTATGGATTGCTACACTTGGCAGAGAAGTTCGGCATCGTCAAGAAGGTATCGACGCGCTACGAGTTCCCTGATGGAACCAAGGCATTTGAAAAGACTATCAACAACGATCCAGAGAAGTATTTCACGCAGGAAATCCTAGATCGAATCGATGAGAGTTGTAAAGGTGAGTTCCTGTATGGTAAGACCAATGTTATGAATGTGGAGGAAGCAGCATGATCGACGCGCTTTTCATATCACTAACGCTATGGCTCATCATCTTCAAGATGGTTGGAATCATTTCTTGGTCGTGGTTCTGGGTATTCAGTCCGTTGTACGTGCTGGCAGCACTCATCGTTCTGGTAGTTGCTGCCGCTTGGATTTTCCCAGAATACTTTGAAGCATTGAAAGGATGACGTAATGATTGTAAATGAGGATTACAGGTTTCGTGACGATCTAGCAAAAGAAGAGATCGACACGGTGCCGATTGAGTTGTTGACTGGTCCATTCAAAGGTGTTATACTACGTTATACTCGTGTGGCAGTTCAGGAAGGTTTCCATGATGCCCGACTGATGTTTGAATATGATATACTCAAAATGCCGGGAGATTTCTCTCAGCCCGGACTAAGAAAGAACAAGATGTTCGAAGAGACCATCGGACTCATACTAAACGCAATGATATTGGAGGTAGTAGACTCGGATGAACACGGAACTGGTGATACTCAAAAACCTAATCAAGAATGAGGATTACGTCAAAAGCGTTCTCCCGTTTATCAAGCCTGAGTATTTCCAACAGGAGGCAGATCGCGTTCTATTCACTGCTATCAAGGATTACATTGTAGAGTACAACAAGAGACCGACAACCGTTACCCTCGCGCTAGAGATCAGCAATAAGAAAGGTCTGCGCGAGGAAACGGTGAAGATCGTCACCAAAACCTTAAACACAATCAAAGACAGTGAGGAAGTAGACAACCTCGAATGGTTGAAAACCAAGACCGAGGAGTTCTGCCAAGACAAGGCACTTTACAATGCGATCATGGAATCGATCAACATCATTCAGAATGAAAAGAGCAAGTTATCGAAGGGCGCGATTCCGTCTTTACTTTCTGATGCCCTTGCTATTTCTTTCGATCCTTATATCGGTCATAACTTTTTAGAAAACGCGGACGACAGATACGACTATTACCATCGCAAGGAAGAACGCATTCCTCTTGATCTGGAATACTTCAATGCGATGACTAAGAACGGTTTGCCAAAAAGAACACTTACGGTCTGTATGGCAGGACCTAATGTCGGCAAGTCATTATGGATGACGCACACTGCCGCACACTTTTTGAACATCGGTAAGGATGTTCTTTACATCACAATGGAAATGCGAGAGGAAGAAATAGCAAAGCGAATAGACTGTAACCTGTTGAACATTACATTTGACGACCTCGATGCCTTGCCCAAGCAAATATATAAGAACAAGATCGACAAACTAAGAAACAAAACAACGGGCACACTCATCATCAAGGAATACCCAAGTGGCAGCGGTTCAACAATACATTTTAGAACACTGCTAAATGAGTTGAAGCTGAAAAAGAACTTCAAGCCTGATGCCATCTTCATTGACTACATGAACATCTGTGCGTCTGCTCGAATGAATGTGGCAACTACACCAAAGCATTATTACGTTCAGGCAATCTCAGAAGAGTTTCGAGCATTGGCATCTGATTTCGACATACCAGTTATCACGGCAACACAGGTGAACCGAGAAGGCTTTAGAAGTTCAGAAGTAGGAATGGAAAACATTTCGGAATCGTTTGGTGTAAATGCTACGGCAGACCTGTTGTTCTATTTACAAACCAGTGAGGTTCTGGAACAGTTGGGGCAACTTGAAGTTTCACAGTTGAAGAACCGCCTCAACAACAAATCCAAGAATCGAAAGTTCATCATCGGTGTAGACTATAGCAAGATGAAACTGTATGACGTGGAAGATTCGGCACAGCAAGGTATCAGTGGTAATACGGCAATCAGAAAGTCTGATGTTCCGGTGTTTGATAAGACAGGATCGGCAGGCAGCAAAGACAACAAGTTCAAGGTATTGAAGGTGATATGATGGACAACGGCGAGATCGTCAAGGAGTACATGTTGCTAAAAACCTTTCAGGATAAGGCAATGAAGTGTAGGACTCGAAAAGACATGATTCTGTTTTGTGAGTCGTTTCTCAAGAAGCATGATGTGGAGAAGCCAAAGGAGGGCTATCCGGAAGACTTGGGCAAGTACCTATCGACGGTCAACATTCCTATTAGCGATAGCAATATGTATGGTAGCTACACAACTAACTACAGAATAGACCTTGAGATGTTACAGGCAGGACGTTCAGGACCTACTTATGAAATGCTTCAAAACCATCTAAACCTTCAAGCAGAAGCCGACATACAAGCGCACACACTACTAGCTGAACAAATCGCTCGTGGTCTTGTTGAAAAGGGATACCTTCAGTTTGATAAAGAGATGGACCCAAGGACCATGACGTACAACTATCGTGCTCGATTGATCGTCGGGAAAGGGAGTAAATACACATGAATGAGAAACCTAAGATTTGTGTCGAGTGTAAATGGCACAAATATACGGAAGACTATGAAACACCATGGGCATATCAAAGGCACTTTTGCCTATACCCGAGGGGGGACATTGATCTTGTGACAGGAGAACGGACAGAAACAGCACCAAGATTATGTCGCTATGCGCGAGCAGCAAGTGTAGAAGACGATTGTGGTCAAGAAGGAAAATGGTGGGAGCCTAAAGAAAATGACGACGCTAAAAAAGAAGATTGAGACGTTACAAGACATGGTAGACCGGTTGGAGATTCTGGCTGACCTTTTGGTTGAGGAAGACATCGAGTCAAGCGATAAGGCTTCCGAGTCTGCCAAGATTCTTTCCGAGATTCGTGAAGAGTACAAAGAGCGTTACGAGCGCACCTACGAAAGGGAATACGAGGATGAGTAAGTATACCGTTCACACCATTCAGGATGACGAGGGAGATTTCTTCTTCTGCGTTTTCGAAAAGGTGAGTGAGAATGTTATAGATTTCTTCTACTTTCAGGAGGATGCTGCCCAATGTGCCAAGTTCATGAGCAGCGGCGGAGCGTTTGATGGCTTCACTCCTAAGTTCATGCTAAAGCAAATGCCCACTAAACCTAAGGAAATCAACCAGAAGTTCAATGACTTAGTTTCTGGTTGACTTTTGGTGCCGAATGCTATATACTTGTCTCATAAATCGGAAACTTTCCTATCAGGGAACGGATCATTATGAGTGGAACGAAGCACTATTACTATGCCGTTGAAGACTCGATAGACACCATCATGACCCTTACTAGGGAGAATGAGCGCTTGAGTACGGCATTCGCAGAGTTGAAACAATGTGAGGTTGATAACGTCGCTGAGATCGAACGGCTGCGGGCGGCGCTGCGGGAGATCGCAAATATGGATGATCCAGCAATATCAGCGCAACAGGTCGCTGCCGACGCCCTGAAGGGGAAAGATTTCTGAGTATATATACCAAGAAGGTTTTGCTATGCTATAAATAAGAGACTATCTTTTTTAGGAGGGAAAAATGAGATACCTTTTGATTCCTGCGCTACTCACAGTTGGAGTAGCAGCGCTTTTGACAGGATGTAAGGATGACAAACCAGAAACCACGGTAGTAAGAAAATCGGCATGGCAAGTAGAGTGTGAGAGTCGTGGTGGTAAGGTTGTTCGCGTTCCTGATACACGTCAGAGAACATGCCAGTTGCCAGAAGAGAAGGTTGAAATCGATACAACCGATCCATGGTTCGACAAACCGCCTGCCGACAAGGCAACGAATCCTGTAGCAGACGAAAACGGTACTGTTTACGTTAGTCCATGGGATAAAGATCATGTGAAGAAACTCGACTCAAAAGACATCAAGATCAATGATGTTCAAGCGGGACGCATTGAGGCTCAGAAAGTTGAAGATATAAACAAGTATGGCACTCAGATTCAGGAAGTCTATGCCCATGCGCCAGACAAGAAGTTCAAGGATTTCTGCGCTTCCAAGTCTGGTTCGTTTAGTAAGATTCATGGCGGCAAGTGGGTTTGCCGATACAAAGGATAAGCAAATGAAGCATCTAAGGATTCTATCTCTCATCGCTCTTGTAGCATTTGGAGCATCTTTTTCAACAAGTGAAGCCAAGGCACATGTCGATGGGTATGCGATTGCCGATGGTGTCCTTGGTATCATAGGTGGTGCTCTGGCACATCGAGGGCACCGCCACTACTATTACGACGAAGATTATTATGGCTATTCTGACTATCCGCAATACGTACCGCGTTATAGATACTATCGTCGTTACTATCGTCCACGCTACAGGTATTATCGTCCGAGAGACTATCGTCATTATCGTCGCCACTATAGGCACCACCGACATCACTAAGGAGTTTGGAAATGTCAAACGTAGTAAAATGGCTGGTTGAAGAGAAGGACTCTGATACAGGAGAGGTAACATACTCTCAGGAGTTCATCTCTTTTGATGAAGCGATGACGGTCTATCGTGACTTGACGAACAGGCGTGACGATACGTTAGTCAGCATCGAAAAGAGCGAGAAGAAACTGCTTATGGAAGGATAGCATGAGGAGACTGTTTCTCGTCTTGTTGTTCGTTTGGACGACAACCCTCATGTTATTCATGATGATCAATGCAGCAAAGACTGAGGTATACAAATACAAAATCCTACGCATCATAGACGGAGACACAGTGGAGATTGAGGCACCTTATTTGCCTCCTCCACTGAAACCCTCGTTGTATCTTAGAATAGAAGGTGTCGATACGCCAGAGAAACCACCACGAGCACGTTGCCCGCGAGAAGACCTTATATCATTGATGGCAAAACTCTATACCGAGCAAGAGATTGCTAATGCGACAGACGTTAGAATCGTCCTACACAAGTGGGATAAGTATGGTGGTAGAGTTTTAGGTGACGTTCTTCTAAATGGTATACCACTTAGTCAGAAGTTGATTGATAGCGGCTATGCTGTGGAATATCATGGAGGCAAGAAGAAAAATAGCTGGTGTACGAAAAAGCATTGGTAAAGCATCTACGACCACTAGGTGTTCAATGGGGTGCTAAGAACAAGGCGAGGCTGGGGGCGCTTGTTCAAAAATTGAAATGTACATTTTTATAGGGAATAGACAATGGCACGCAAACGAAAAACAGCAGCAGAACCACCAAGCGACAAGGTAACCGTTTATAAGGTAATCATGCCATTATGGGTTGGTTTTGATAAACAAGAGATCGAACTGGCACGATATTTCTCCAGAGCCGAAGCAAACAAGTACATACTTGACTACTTGAATCCATTTCTGAAACCCTTCCTGTATATCAAGGAAGTGAACATGAAGATGGAGGAAACAGACTAAGGAGGACACATCGAACATTCTTTCCGTGACCAACTCACCGATGCCTTGGTTGAGTGATGTTGAATTAGCAAAAGTTATGCGTCAGATACCACCGGGGTATGTGCTTGTCTTTCCTATGAAGGGCAAGCCGTACTTTCGCAAAAAATGGAATCGCCTTTACATGGAAGAAATCTAATGAATAGAAGACAGTTCATGTTGTCGGTTGCCGGTATGACTGTTTTGCCATCAACCGCGTTTGGACAACTTGTTGAGGGTAAAGCAATCGAGCCTCATTCGACGCCCACATTCGATGAAGCAATACGTTATCAGTTTCGAAAGGATTTGTCGATCTGTGTGAAAAGTCATTTGCCTCCCATGCCGCTATTGAACGTTCAACAGGAGCAACAATACTTTCTTGAAGGTGTGACCAAGTTCATGAAAGCAATGGAAGCAAAGGGAACAGTCGTCGGTCCTTGGAGC